ATAGTGTTGCAAACTCATCGTGGGATTCTGCAAACCCTAAGCGTGATATCCATTGATGTAATTCATTGAAGTTATTTAAATTCTCATCTACTAAAAACGATATGTTTAGTGGGTCAAAAGTTAATTTGTCTCCAGGGATTGGATAGTCATACATTGATGTTGGTACAGTAGCAGTACCTAATGATAGTCCTGGTATGTTAACAGACTGACAAAAGTATTCTGTTAATGGTAAATAGTTTATCATCAACCTAAACTGGGTCTGTGCCGAGTAGTCTAGTTTGGTCGGTTGTCTGTTAATAGCTGTTGTTTCTACCATACTTATATTTATAAGGCTAAAAAAAAGGGGGATCAAAAGATCCCCCCTTAATTTTTGTTGCAAAAGCAACTAACGAGATTACATCAAGTTAGCAACTTTAACTCTTCTGTAATAGAAGTTTTGATTTGCAGCCGCAGGTGCGGTTACATCAATAGCTCCATTAGCAGCAGTGTTAGCAAATGGGTTTTGAACCATTCCGTATCTAGTCTTAAATCCAATTTTTGGTTGGAATGTATCTTGACCAACTGCTCTTACCATTTGTAATGGTACATAAGGGCAATAGAATAATCCAGCGTCATAAGGTGAAGAACCTTTATAACCAACCACATAGTATTGACTAGCAGAAACATTTGCAGCATATGGATCAACATAAACTTTAAATCTTCCGTTAAGAACACCAGCAAAAGTATTTGCAGTATCGTCAACATTTAGTGAGTTGTTTAGCGCAGGAGTATAGTCAAGTATACCAGCCATTTGAAGGGCAGAAGCAACATCAGCACTTGTGATGATAATATTACCTTTTCCTCTTCTTGTTTTTTGACCGATAGCGTTTGCGTCTCTTTCGAGTTGGAACATTAAACCTTTGAACTTCTCAACAGACCAACGACCGTTTGAATCAGTATCTAAATCAAATACACCTGGAGTGGTAGTATTTACTTCAGCACCTTTGTTAGCAACTAAGTAAATAGTTCTAACAACTTCACGGTTGATCTCTGCAAGAATTTCAGTAGATAAAATGTTAGCAAGTTCTGTCTCAGCGTCTAGACCATGGATTGCTTTTAAGTCTTGAGCAAGTTCCATTGTGTACTCAGCCTTTAAAGCACGAGACTTCGCAGTCACGGTTACTTTATCGATTGAGAACGCCATTTCAGCAAATGCGTTTGCAGCAGCGTCACCTAGTGCTTCTGCCTGAGCAGTTGTCACACCAGTTCCAGTACTGTAAGTACCAGCAGGTGAGTCATTTAGAGCAGCGGGGTTCGTTGCAGCGAAACCAGTTCCTGGAGTTTGTAGATCTCCAGCAGCGTCATTTCCTGCATGGTCAGTATCAGCTTCATTAAATAAAGCTTCATCGCCAGATTGGTTTGTGTATCTTGAACGCATAGCGAAGATAAGTCCAGTTGGACCAGTCATCGGCTGAACGCCACAGATATCGTAAGCAATCATATTAGGTAGAGCCCTTCGAACAAGTGATATTAAGATTGGATCCCAACCGGCATTTACGCCGCCACCGATAGCACTACCACCAATATTATTGGTAGGAGCAGCTTCCATGAGGTTATCTTCTCTCATCGCTTTTTCTTGGTTCTCTAATACAACTGTGGTAACAGCTCTTCTATAAGTATCCTTAATTTCTCCTAATTCAGGATGCTCAAGAACGGGCTGCCATTTTTCTTGTAAGTTTTCAGTTTGAAACATTGTTTCTCTCCTTGTTAATTAACAATTTATTATCTTACTAAATTTTTACTTTAGTAAGTGTATTAGAAATTGCGGCGGTGTAAGCAGCCATAGCTTCATTACCACCACTCGTTAGAGTAGCGTCACCAACCACGGAATCAACATCAGCTTTCGCATTTGTTGTTTCACTATTTACTTTAGGGAAATAAGATTCTTTAATAGTATCTAATTTCTTACTAAAATCTTTTTCGTCTTTGAATTCTATGTTCTCAGCCAAATCTTTTAGCTTTTCAGCTTCAGTATCAGCGAGTCCACTAGAAGCTTCAGAAAAGATTTTTTCTTTAGAGAACGATAAGTTTGACTTAGAAATTTCAACATTCTTAGCAATCTCTTCGTTTAATTTTTTCTCTAATTCTTCTTTTTCTTGAGCCATAGCTTCCAAGACATCATATTTTTCTTCAGGAACATCAATATAATGTTCTTTGAATAAAGTTTTTAATCCAGAAATAAAATCTTCAGCGATTTCTGAACGGATACCTTTATCAATAGCAAGTTTGTTGTCTTTAATCCACTCTTCAACTACATAGTTCAAGTATGAATCAACTTTTTCAACTAACTCTTCTTTGACAGCAGACACTTTTTCGTCTACTTCTTTATCCGCTTTCGCTTGGATTTCTTTTCCTTTTTCTGCAAGGCGTGTTTTGACAGCAGTTTCAAATATAGTCGCAGCCTTCTCTTTAAATTCTTCAGACAAGTCAGCGTCAGCAGAAACTAGAGCCTCAACATCTTTAGATAGATCAATAACATCTTCAGCTTCCGTATCTTCAGCGACAACTTCGTCATCTGATTCAACTTCTTCTTCTTTCAAACTCTTACCGGGTTTGAAATCGCCTTGACCTGCAGGATTAGTGCCGTCATTAGCGTCTTTATTGACCTGATCTTCTACCTTTTTCGATTTATTACCAGCGTCAGATGGTCCTTTGCGTGAGTCGTCAGGTTTGACAACAGCAGCACCAAGGTCTTCAGCTTCGTTAGAAAGTGGAGATTTCTCAGCAGCAACAGCATTTTTCTTCGGTGCGTTAGCATCCTCTTGAATTTCTGTTTCTACTGTCTCTACTTCTTGTATTTCAGTATCAGACATAGGGTCTCTCCTTATTAATTTACATTTGCAAATTTAAATTGTAATAAAACTATTTATAAACCCTAGGATTTACAGTCCGCGTATATACGCAACAACTTAAATTTTAGATAAAAAGTCTTTGAAAACTCTCGCTTTTACTTCAGCGAGTTCTCGTCTTTGAGTATTCTCTATTACTTGTTTATATTTTTCAATTTCCATACTCTTCAGTACTCCATTGTCCCATAACCATTCTTTACCTTCCATTATGCCTTCAACGAAGGCGTCAGGTGCCGATGGGTCTGCAACTATATCAGCTGCCGTTGCGAGATAGAAGTCAGAGTTAATAACATTTTTGCCATTAACTTGTTTCATTGACCCCATACCTCTAGATGATACCCCTAATTGAGCACCTTCGTCAATTAAATTCTTGACGATTTTGCCGTAAGGTGTATCCATGATCTTAGCCTCACCGATAAAATTTCTTCCCTCGGATTTTAAACTAGTAATCATATGCGAAACTCTTTCGAGGTTCACAGTCGGTCCGTCAGGATGTCCTAACTCACCGAAAGCTCTTTTCTTTTCTACGAATTCTTTGTTGTATCTGCCTACCTCTTTAGATAATACATCTACTGGGTAAACTCTACCATTACGATTCTTTATATCACCTTGTAGAAAGATACCACGAATTTTATAATCTTTACCACCATTACTCTTATCTTCAGTAATCAGCTCTATATTTTCAATAGTTTCTGTGATTAATTTCATTTATCTTACCTCTACTATGATAGTATAACTATCACCGTTATTAAAATTTCTTGTACTAAACAGCACATCACCTGCCGGTGATTCACTTGCAACTAATGTAGCATTATTTGCAATCTCATTACCATCAGTTCTTAAATCCCAGACACCTTGTCCAGTTAAAACAACTGCTGTTGAGTTTGCACTTGTAGCACCACTACCTGCCCATAATATTTCTACAGCACCTTTTGGGTCCTGTGTATTGATAGACCAATTCAACTTAGATATTTTCTTCGTTGCATCCTCGGACATATAAGTTAATGCCGAAGCGTCCATCTTCTTTACTAAATCTTCTCCACTACCATCTGACAAATTGGTAAACTTCATTGTAGTCTTTTGACCACTTACATCAGCTATAGTTTGACTTGTTACCGTGTCAGCCATTATATTACTCTTTAGATTCTAGTTCTGCAATAACAAGTTCTAACTCTTCTTTTTTAGCTCTTAGTTTTGCTAAATCTTCTCCGTCAATTTTACCGTTATCGTTTTTGTCCATTTTCTTTTGAGCGTCTGAAAGTTCTTCGTCTTTCTTTTTCTTCATATGACTTGGCAAGTGTTCTTCTTCTTTTTTGTCACCGTCTTTTTTAGCGATTGCCTTTTGTAAGCCAGCTGGAAGTTTTTTCTGAGCGTCTGTTAATTCAGTTAAAGTTTCACCTTTAAGTACAGAAGCAGCAGACTCAGCGAGACCTCTTGAAATATTTTTGTAATTACTATGCATTTGTTATCCCCTTATGCTGTAAAGTTTTTATCTTTTCTTAATTCTAATATGATGTAACCTGTTGCACTAGCGGCATTAGTTTGTATGTCGCCTGATGTTGCACCAGCATTTGTAGCGTCATTAGCAATAGCAGGTCCTGCATATACGCCTGTACCTGTAAGTCTGATTGCTGTTGTATCAGCTGACGCACCTTTAAATTGTACTAGTACAGAACCAGCAAGGGCGTGATGTATTTTTACAATACTTAACTTCGCACCGTTAGCGTGTCCTGATAAACCACTTGCGTCTACTGCCGCAGCAGTAGTAGCACTATCAGCTGCGTGATCTAGACGAACTACAACTAGACCGCCAGCAGAACCAGCACCCGTAGGTATATTGTCGTCTCTTAATGTTTTTGTTGCGAATGCCATAATTCTCTCCTGTTAACTATTTATACTATCTAAGAGTTTCTTTATCCAAATAAGCCATGATACTAGAAACTTTTATACCGTATTTCTTTGCGACCTTAGGGATTAATGTATCCATTTGATCTAACTTATCAGCAGATTTAAATAATTCATCTACTGCTTTCTTCATTTTTGGGGATAACGCCTTATAAACCTTAGACGATTCCCCAATTAAATCTTTTTTGTATTCACTAAACCGTTTCATCTGGTAGTATGTCAGCACTAGGCTCTGCGATTTCGGGTTTAGGATCACTAGGTACAACATCGGTTACATCTTCAGGTACTTCTTGTTCTGGTTGTGGTTCATTTAACCAAGCAGCAGCAACATCTTGTCTTGAAGTATCTAGAGCTGCAGATATTTTACCTGCAAGTCCATCCTTAAACGATTTTTCAGCGCCTATATTATCTCCTTGAGATAGAGAATCTATCATATCTTTAACATGGTTTACTTCAGGATTATTATCCTGTGTTTGTTCTTCACTCATCATTTTCTCCTTCTATGTCAGGTACTTCTAAGTCGTCAATTGGATCAGAAATGATACCACCTTGAACTTCATCAGCAATCTGACGGTTAATATCTTCGATTTCTTCGTCTGTTTGTCTTAACACATTCTTTCTTAAATACTCTACTGAAAAATATTTGCCAACATAAGGTGTAATTTCATTTGCAAGCATTAATCTTTCTCTTAGTATTTCGGCATTTTTTAATTCTGCAAAGTGTCCATCTTGTAAGAAATCGTATTGCATATGGGACTTAATAGCATCCCAATCTTCTATTGTGATTATACCTTTTAAGACTAATTGTGTTTTCAATAAATCTTGAAATAATCCAGTAAAGCGTTTTCTTAATCTTTGTACAAATTTAGAAAACTTTACTTCATCTCTTGTGATTTCAGCACTTTTACCAATACTAAAACCTTGATCTTGTTCCATTCTACTTACTGGAACATGAAGTGATCTATAAACTCTCTTCTGGAAATAATGAACATCATTAATCTCACCAAGATTTTGTCCACCAGGTAGAGTAGATATCTCTGTACCTCTACCGCCTTCTCTCCTAGGCAGCCAGAAGTCCTCGAGCATTGACATATGTTTTCTGTCATCTCGCATTTCTCCTGTCGAGGCGTCATAGACAAGTTTATTTCTATATCTTGCCATGACATCTTTTAGATATTGTTCTGCCTTAACTTTAGGCAAATTACCAACATCAATATAAAATATTCTTCTTTCAGGCGCCCTTACAATACGATAGATAACTACCGCATCCTCAATCATTCTTAATTGATTGACAGGTTTGATTGCCTTATGTAGATTACTTAATACTACATTTTTATTCTGATCAATTACACCAGAAGTACAGTATGATATAGCGTCTGGCGCAATCTTCACACCCATATTAGAGTTAGGTGAAGTCATACCTTTTTCATTATAGACATACCATTCTTCTACAGCGGTTGTCATTTCGATACCTTTTGTAGATTTTTTCTTTTGTATCTCTCTAACTTTTCGAATTTTTCTAGGGTCAATGTATCTTAATTCTGTAAGCCCTAACCTAGGATTTTCTGGATTGATTACTTTATGATAATAAACTCTTCCGTCTATGTACCATCTCTTAAAAATATCGTGACCTTTTTCATCAAACATTAATAGTTTAAGAATTTCGTCAAACTCATCTCTAATTTTATTTTTAATTTTACTTGATAATTGTAGATTATCCATAGACAAAGAAACCGCTTGGTCTCTTTCATTTGAAACTATTGCTTCATTTACTATATCATCAATAGCAGTATCAACTTCGGGGTATATTGCAATTTCTCTGTATCGTCTAATTAGTTCTTCTTCATTCTTTGCACCGCCCTCCATATCGAGGTACGATCCAAAGTAACCACCAGCCGATACGGTAGTAGTGCCATCATCAGCTGTAGGGACGGTGAAACTTTGTGGTACTCCACCGTCCTTAGCTTTTTGATTAGCTCGTGTTATTTGAAAACCAAATAATTCAGCCATTTGTATTCCTTTTCATAATTAAGTTCTACTTATATTTATACGATAAATTAAGTAGTAGTATCAGTCTCAAAGTATTGATATCTGAATGTACACTGGAATTCTTCCACAGCATTATTCGTATCATAAGCGACATCTATTGCCGATAAACTAGTCGGAAACATTCCTCGGAATGTATAGGACTTTAGTTTAGACCCATTTCTATCTAATTGATCTATAAAAGCGTCAACTTGATAATCAACTGGGTTAGATAAGCCTTCGTTATCACTCATGTTATTCATACCATTCATCCATCTTTCTAAACCATTTCTGATTAAGAAGTCTGTATCGTTTAGTATGGTTATAGTCCAAGGTTCAAATTCTCTCTCACCTGAAATATACAGATTTCTTCCTCTGAAAGGTACTGCAACTTCTCCCACGGTAGAACCGGGAAGTTGAGCAGCCTTACATAAGAAAGCCATTTGTTGTGTTTCACCACCAACAACTGAATATCCAGGAAAAGGTAATGTCACCTTAAACTGATTGGCTCTTGCACCGCCTCCAGCGAGACGAGATTTAAAGTCATTTATATTAGGCATTGTGTTCTCCTCCCTCTAGGTTAAGCACCTGCAACTTCAGAAAAGGACACGCCTGATCTTGTTGCAATAAAGTTTAATGTTATGAAGTTAATTGATCTGTTAGGTTTGATAAAGATATCAGCCCTAAACTCATTACGATCAATAACATCGCCAGTATTGTTTGTGTCATCACAGACTACTTTAAAGTCTGTTAAACCTCTACGACCTTGTACATCTCTTAGGAAAGGTTCTACGAGATTTCTAAATTGTGCTCTAGTGAATTCGTCATTGAACTCAAATAGTTGAAATTTAGAAGCAGTAGAAATTGCTTTCTCTAATACGATAAACAATCTTCGTACATTGATACGATCAAATGCACTTGGTTTTGCCAATGCAGTTTTATCGCCAAACAGTACAGTACCTTGACCAGGGAATGTTACCACTGGATTAACTCTTGCACGGTATAACTCATCTCTTTGAGATTTGTTAGGACTAAATGCAAGTTTAACAGCACCACGAATTTGACCTCTATTGAGTCCGCCTGGTGAGAACCATGCGTCTGCAACATTGTCAGTTCTAGCACATAAGCCAGCGATATCTCCGTTCAATGGAACATATCTGTAAACATCATTGTATTTGTCATATTGGTATTTGTGACCACTATCAATCGTAGCATAAGAAGTAGAAGAAAGAGCGTCAGCAAATGCTTTTACTTTTACAGTTTGTACGATTGGGTCTTGTTGATCTACCGAAGCCTCTTTTGGAGGTGAGATAAATGCAACACAGTCTTTTCTGAATTCTGCAACATCAATAACAGCAGTAGCCTTGGTAACACCATTAGTATTTCCAGTAGTGTCTGAAGGTCCTGTTAACAATAAGTTAATGTCAACAGTTTCGCCATCTTTGAATTTATCATATGCAGTTTGAAGTTCACCGTTGGTTACAGCAAAATCATCCGTACCACTTCCTAGTGAAGCGTTAAACAATGCAGTTGCAGTAGAACCAGCATTATCAAAAGTTTGTCCTTGTTTGGTACTACCTGCATTTGCAAGTGTAGTTTCGTGATCCATCCAATAAACATACTCTGATTGATTGTATAGTACATCAACATAGTAATTTGTTCCGCCTTGCTCAGTCTTAGCGTCAGAAGCTTGTGAAACTCCTTCGTATATTTCTAAGATTGAACCAGCAGTACCTGTAAGACCTCCATCTTCGTCTGTAATAACGATATGTAATTCGTCATTTGATCCACCGTGATTAGCTATATCTGAGCTTGTTCCTGGTGCACCGTCAACTAGATCGAAATGTTTCCAGTATCTTTTGATTTTTGCGTTGTCCACAACAGCGTGTTTTAATCCTGTTCCGCCGCCTGGTGTTCTTCTTTTAATAGTTAAGTCATTTGAGCTTATTGCAGTAATCTCGTAATATTCTCCCGATGGTGCTCCTAAAGCAGCAGGAACGACAGCAGCGTCACCAAATTCAAGCACATCACCAACTACAAATTCTGAACCAGTATCAACAGCAACCGTAGTAGCGCCGACAGCGATACCTGATCCGTTATTTACTAGTGAAGTAGCAGCAGATGAATAAGCGTTTGAATTTGAACACATAGATACTTGAATGGAATTTCCCCAAGTACCAGCAGTTCTTGCAGCCCAAGATCCAACATTGGCAGCACCATTAGCGTAATTTTGCAAATAGTCGTTTGTATTTTTAATCAGAATAGCTGAACCTGACGCACAAGCATTTACCATGCCTGTCGTAGCTCTTACTATTCTCAAAGTGTTTGCGTACTGTAAGAAGTTAGCAGCTGTATAGAAATACTCAAAAGTACTTCCGTTTGGTTGACCAAACTGTTCTACTAATTCTTTTTCAGATGATACCGTGACGATTTCATCTACTGGACCTTTTTCAGATACAATAACCGTTGCCCCTATTGAAGTAGCGACAGCAGGTACTATATTTGTTAAGTCAGTTTCTTGTACGAGAACACCTGGTGATAATTGAAATGCCATAGTTTATTCTCCTAAGTTTTATTTTACCCTTACTTTTATTCAACCCTTGAAACTATTTATAAGTATCAATTACCTTACGATATTCACAGGTGACCAGATGTCACCGTATTCGTCTGTTTCAGTTTCGTTCTCATTTATCCCGTCATCCATGAAACCAAATGGGGCCATATCTTGTTCTAACGCATTTTGTTGTTCAGCAAACAAAGCATTTCTCATATCATTGTCAGTTAACTCTTTAAAGTACGCCTGATTTGCAAGCCAAGAGAATATAACTAAACACATAACTAAATCGTCATTACAACCCTCTTCAGCCTCCCAAGATTTGCCTCTAGATATGAAAGTTGACAGTTCAGCAATCGTATCAAAATCTTGTACTAAGAGTTTATCGCCCTCTAATAGTGATTTTAGATTGGAACATCCCACTCTTTTTGCAGCCTTAGTCATTCTAAGACCTAGTGAAGAACCTCTACCACTAAATCCACCTCCTAGTATTTGACCTGATCTACCTTTTTGAGTACACATTAACATATTGTCATACTCACATTCAAATTGCATAGCGTCTGCCACTTGTTGACCTAAATCATTTGTCTCAATTAATACATATGCATAATTATATTTTCTACATATTGAATCTATTATGTTTGGAAAAACAACAGGTTTAATTTCATTACTTCTATACTTCGCAACTACTTTATAAGGCATTTGTGATACATCAAATATAACAAAGGCAGAATAGTCATTGTTAGTACCTCTCGATACATCAACCGTACAAGCGTAAGTATGATTTTGTTTCGGCATCTCAAATACATCAATGTCATTACTTCGTTGTGGGTCTACATGGGCCAATGCTTTTAATTTTGTAGCATTGATAAGAGTGTTAACTGAACCTAAGAATTCACATTCAAACTCGGTTTGAAATTGTTGTTCACTTGTATTCTTAATTGTCTCTTCTTTCCATTTTTCATCTCGACCAGGTACTTCTCGCCAAGATACTTCAATAGGAATGTATGTATTGTTTTTGTTTACAGCGTCAGTCCATATTTTGTAAAACATATTCATTCCGTGTGGTGTAGAAACCATCATAATCTTTGATGACTTACCAGAAGAAATTGTAGGATAAACTGAACTAAAAAATTCGTCAGCAATATTGTTAGGAATATATGCGAACTCATCTAAGAATATTATATTAAAAGAACCACCACGAATAGCAGATGATGATGTTGCAGCCGCAACAATCTTAGAACCATTTTCTAATTCTAAAGAACCTTTGTTCCAATTCATTACACCTTGTTGCATCCATTTAGGTAGATGTTCATATGCAAGTTGTAAACGACCTAATAGATCACGAGCAGTAGATGATTTGTTGGCAAGAATAGCAACATTTTTATTTTCATTAAATAGAACATAATGTAATAGATATGCAATAATGATTGTTGATTTACCAGACTGTCTTGGTAGTTTACAAATTGTAAATCTATTATTGTGAAAAGTATCTACCATCTTCTCTTGAAACTTGTACATTTTAAATGGTACAAGACCTTTGTCAATGGTTACAATGTTTATAAAGTTAAGAATAAAGTACTTTGGACTTTCAATACATTTCTGCAATTCAACAATTTGCTCTTCAGTAAATTCTGAAGTAGTAAATGCTTTCTTTAAATTAGGATTGCCGAGATACTGTTCTCTTGATTTAAGATTTTCCATCTTTACTGTTTTTCTTTAGAAGTTTTTGTAATTCATTTGTAGAACCAATATACAATGCGTTGGTCACATTCTTAGGACCAGTATCAGGCACTTCTTTTAATCTTCTAAGACCTTGTTGTAGTCTTAGTAAATCTTGAGATACTTGACTTACTGTTTGAATTAACTGACCTGCGACCTCATATGTTCTAGGGTGTTCACTTTCTTTTGCAAGTGATAAGATACCATCTACGGCTTCATTACCTTTTTCAATTAACTTGTAAAGGTTTGCTCTGCCGTGTTCAAAGTCATCTTGAGGATCATTTGATTCTGGTACTACAGCCACTTCTTGTTTCTTTATAGGTGCAGGTGCTAAAATCTGTTCAGCGGTTACTTCTAAAATTTCATTTAGTTTATCATCTATTTTACTCATACTAGTATTTATGCTCCTTAGAATAATTGTTATTTTTTCTACCACAAAAATACCAACAAATCTTAGCTGCATTTTGTGGTTTTTTAACCAATGTATCTACAAATTCTTTCCATTCTTCAGATTGAAAAATATCTTCTATTTTATCCACATTACTAATATGAAACTTATCTTTCATTAAAGGTTTAAATTGATCTTCTTCACTTCCCTTTTCTTGTACAGTCCAACAACAAGGCATGATATAACCTTGAGAATTATATCCACATGAATCACCTAAATGATCTGTATATTGTTTATGTATTTTAGCAGACCAGTCTGTTAAGTCTTTCTGATTATTTTTACCAGAGCCTAAACATAAAGGTTTTAATTCTTCTGGATCTCTAGGTCCAGTAAAAACTACCTCATCAGTTTTTAAAAACCAACGAGTTGTTTTGTTTTTTATGTCTCTAGACATTTAATTTTCCTAATACCGCAAAACGCTCATTGTCAAAATAATATTTAGAATTAATAGGTCTTAAAGGATCTTCAGGTCCATCAAACCTTGCTGATATGTTTATTTGAAATTCAATACCATTATCTTCAGCCATCTTCTTTGCTTCTTCAATATGATTTTCATTATATTTAAATATAATATATACCCAACGAGTTTTAATTCCTTTACTAACACACAACTTAGCCATCTCAAATAACTTTTTTCCATCTTGATTAACTCTATACTTATGACTTTCTTCAGGTAAACCATCTATACCGAATGTCCATTCACCTCTACCCATATTATCAAATGCCTCATTGTACCATTCTACTGGTTTATGAGAAGCTGCGGTATGAACCATTATATACTTATCTTTTTGTTTTGCTATTTTTATGAAATCAATAAAGTGAGGATTGAATATAGGATCAGATATTTGACCACAACATTGTATCTCATCAAAGTAATCTACAATTTTATGCCATTCTGATATAGTCATATCTCTTCCAGGAACTGGCCTTATGTCTTTATAATCTTGTTGACGCTCACATTTAGGACATTCTAGAGTACATCTAAACCCTATATCTAAGTTTATTCTTTTTCTTGAAAAAAATTTATTTATCTGTTCCTGATTGTTCATCATAATTTAATCCATCTTCAAAGAAATCTAATGTTTCTGTAAATGTGTAATCGTCATCAGCATCAGCACTTGAAGGATTAGGAGTGATGGTAACTCTTTCTTGTCTTGATGGATTTTCTGTATTCATTTTAGTATATAAATCAGCAGACGCCTTACGAATAACAGCACCACTAGTGATTGGACCATAAAGATATATTTTAGCAGTAAAATTCATAGTGTATATAATTCTTCTATTAGAAGTCATATCGCCATCGTAGGTATCTTCATAGTCAACACTATTTAAAACAAAAGGTATATCTCGTTTTACATCCATTGTTTGACTTTCAATAAATGTAACCGTATAGTCTGGTTGAAAGAATGGTAATATCTGTTCTACAATTTGTAGTCCGTCATCTGAATTGGCAGTAAAAGAATAAAGATTAAATCCTACATTGTAAGGTACAGGAGAGTATTGTGAAAATACTTTATTATCATCATTAGCTTTTGCGTGTTTATACTTTAAGTTTTTATTAATCTTACGACTGGGATCATATGAGATCCCAGTCATTTCAAAAGACATCCGAGGTAGAGTGATTGAAACTTTTTCTTGATCGCCAGATCCTAATTCAGATTGTTGTTGTAGTCTGGCTAAAAACTTTTCTCTTGGTGCATACATTAAAGGTATTCGTAAACTTGATACTGCTTCACCAGCACTATTGTATCGCCTAACACCTATTGAATTAAATATAGTACCAAAAGCGATAACTGTATTTCTTAAATGTTTATTATAAAAATATTGTCCGAACATTAGAAGTCTTTCCCGAAGTGATAATCAGTTTCTCCGAATGGGTTTCTTTCGCTGAAGTCTAGTATATCATCTGTACTATCGCCAGTAGTAGTTGTACCAGACGCAGTTTCAAATTTGTGCGATTGATCTGTCGCTTGTACAGTAGAAAGATCACTAGGTGCAGTCTCTAATAAAATGAAACTTATATCACCTATATCGGACTCCATCATAATTGCACCAGATGTATCTGTTCCACTTTCAACACTAACTTGATAGTTCAATATATTTGTTGATAGTGAATCTTCAACGGTATCAATGTCAGCAAATCCAGTTGACACTTCTTCCGAAGAATATTCCCATTTAGTACATCTTAATTTATAAACAGGAACATTATGTATTTGATAGAACGGTTGTTCATGTTCTACAAATTGAATTTCAAAGAAAGCATTAACTCTAGCAAACCATATTAGATCACCTTCATTAGGCCTAGTTGTTTCAATTAAATTATTTTCTACTTCTAAAACTTTTTGCCATCTAGATTTAGAAACTACGAGAGAAACATCATCTCTTAATTCTAAACCAAATTTTCTAACTATTTCTTGTTCACCAGCAAAACCATCTGTATTCTCAACATACATTTCAATCGCATATGCTGAAGTAAACTTAGAAGCAGTATCTTCTCCTAGTACAGGATCTTCATTTACTAAAGTTCTTGGTAAGTAATAAACATCTTGACCATAGATACTTAATTGCTCTATGATTAAATCTTCGTAAAGACGCTGTTCGTTTGTATTACCGTGATCGAAATAAACATTAGTTGGCATTTTATCCTACCATATAACTGATGGGCGACTCAAAAGTATCTCTTATTTCTACTTCTAGTTTGTTTTTTTCATCTAATGCCTGTGAGTAAATTGCTTCTCCGTTCATAGAAACTCCACCTAACATTTGAACACCTTGAAATTTTGAGAGATTAGCACCCCATTGTTGCTTAATTAAAGCAGTAGTATATCTTTTTAAAAACATATCATCATAGATATCAGCATAACTTTCTGGATCTAATTTTCTATAACATTCTATGATTATGTATTCGCCAGCTGCAACATCATTCTGCCAGTCCATAGCAATATATAATCTATTGTTATGCATATTAAACTTAGTTGGTTTCTCACCAATAAGAATATGATCTAAGAAATCTAAATGTCTCATTGTCATTTCATAATGCAGTATTGAAGTTGAAGAGAAATCATATAAATCATTCAATCTCATTTGATATCTGATATCGAACATATTTAAATTTGATTTATCATTGAAATTAAATATACCCATTACTGATAAAACAGATGATGGCATTATAATATAGTTTTGTTGATTTTTCATTGTAGTAGAAACAGAACCTTCAGTACCAGTGCCAACAGTTTCATCCGATCTTGCTCTATCAATATCAGCTTGTGTAATCTGATACTTCATATACATTCTTTCAACACCGTCATAGTGATATTGAGAAAAGTATTGTAGTGCTTCGTCTATTCTATCGTCAACCTGGTCTTCATCTACATTGATTTCGATTACAGGTTTACCTAATGCTCTTAGACAATACTCTTTTAAACTTGCTTTTGAATTTGGAACAGCCATCTATTTTCCTTCTATTTTATCTACTTTCGCTGATAATTCTTTTATTGCTTCAATCAATAGAGGAATTAACTTGTCATACCATACTGTTATATATTTATCATCTATCGGCGCTTCGGTTACCACTTCAGGTAATACTTTTTGTACTTCCTGTGCGATTACTCCTACTTGTCTTTTGTCATTATTATATCCCAAAGACTTTGCAGTTTCATTTTCTTTATAGTACACGCCTCGTATTTCTTTTACTTTATCTAATGCATTTTCAATTTCACCAAGAACATCTTTTAATCTCTCATCTGAATAGTAAGCAGTAATATTGTTTGTTGCCCTAATCTCACCTGCAGTACCAGAAGCACCAGTGCCAACACCTAGTGAGTTAAGTTGTGCATTTGAATTGGTTGAAATATCACCAGCTCCAGCAGGACCAGTAGGTCCTGTAGGCCCAGTAGGACCACCAGGCCCAGTAGGACCACCAGGCCCAGTAGGGCCAGTGCCTCCAGTAGGGCCAGTGCCTCCAGTAGGTCCAGTAGGACCAGTAGGACCAGTCGGTGCGTCATAATCTGTTATGAACCATCTGCTCTTAGCACTATTAAATTCATACCGTACGCCACCTACTGTATGTGTATCACCATTAGAGGGTGAATTGGGAAAGTCTATTGCTGCCATAATGTATTTATACTCCTGGGCTAAATATTGTTTTTAAGGTACTACCTGATGAATTTTTAATTAAAAGGGTTACCTTAGATTTGAAAAATGCCGATACTATTGTATCGTCTGCTATTGTACCTGGGGAAGCCTCAACCCATTGTGCTGAATTACCATCGTTGTAGTAAATAAATAAACTACCATCTTCTTCATCCCACCAAAGGTCACCATCACTAGGACTACTAGGCGCATTAATTGTTGTACTAACACTTTGAACAGGTCCAGTAGGACCAGTAGGGCCAGTAGGACCAGTAGGGCCAGTAGGACCACCAGGTCCAGTAGGACCAGCGACTGTCGAATTAGCACCTGTAGGACCAGTAGGGCCTGTAGGACCAGTAGAACCAGTACCTCCAGTAGGGCCAGTAGGACCACCAGGTCCAGTAGGACCAGTAGGACCTTGAATAGATCCCCCACTAACAAATGCACTACCATCCCATACATGAAAACTATCATCTGCTTGTACTATATATGCGTCCCCATTTGCCTGACCAGAACCTGGTAAAGAAGGAACATTCGCTACTTGACCTTTAAAGGTTATACCAGTACCAGCAGAACCAGTAGGACCAGTAGGTCCACTCGGTCCAGTAGGGCCAGTAGGACCAGTAGAACCACCAGGTCCAGTAGGACCTGTACCACCATCATTACCATCACTACCTGCAGGACCAGTAGGGCCAGTAGGACCAGTAGGACCAGCAACTGACGAATCAGCACCAGCATTACCAGTAGGGCCAGTAGGACCAGTAGGACCACCAGGCCCAGTAGGCCCATTAGGGCCAGTAGGGCCAGTAGGACCATCTGGAATAGTAAAGGCAAATACTTTTGCCGTATCAGGCCCAGACGCACTTACAGCGATAGGTGAACCTGTTTGAATAGTAGGTGTACCAAAACCTGCAGCTGCACCAGTAGGACCACCAGGACCAGTAGGTCCGTCTCCACCAGTAGGACCAGAAGGACCTGTGCCTCCACCAGGACCCGTAGGGCCAGTAGGACCAGTAGGACCACCAGGCCCAGTAGGCCCAGTAGGACCAGCAACTGTCGAATCAGCACCTGTAGGACCAGTAGGTCCAGTAGGACCAGCAACTGTCGAATCAGCACCTGTAGGACCAGTAGGACCACCAGGTCCCGTAGGGCCAGTAGGACCACCAGGTCCAGTAGGCCCAGTAGGGCCAGAAGGCCCAGTAGGACCTTGAATAGAACCTCCACTAACAAACTGTGAACCATCCCAGACATGAAAACTATCATCTGCCTGGACTATATATGCGTCACCGTTTGATGGTGTCGGACTTGAAGGTAAAGACGGAGTATTTGCTACTTGACCTTTAAAGGTTACACCAGAACCAGCAGAACCAGTAGGACCAGTAGGTCCATTAGGACCCGTAGGGCCAGTAGGACCAGTAGAACCACCAGGTCCAGTAGGACCAGTAGGACCAGCACTACCATCAGAACCATCACTACCATCACTACCTGCAGGACCAGTAGGTCCAGTAGGACCAGCAACTGAAGAATCAGCGCCTGCAGGACCAGTAGGCCCAGTAGGTCCAGTAGGACCAGCGACTGTTGAATCTCCACCAGTCGGGCCAGTAGGTCCAGTAGAACCAGTAGGTCCTGTGGGCCCAGTAGGACCAGATGGAATAGTAAAAGCAAAAACTTTAGCGGCGTCAGGTCCAGATGAGGTTACAGCGATAGGTGCACCTGTTTGAATAGTGGGGGTACCGAAACCTGCAGCAGTACCAGAAGGACCAGTAGGCCCAGTAGGACCAGCGACTGTCGAATTAGCACCTGTAGGACCAGTAGGGCCAGTAGGACCAGTAGGACCAGCAACTGACGAATCAGCACCATCAGGTCCCGTAGGGCCAGTAGGACCATCAGGTCCAGTAGGCCCAGTAGGGCCAGTAGAACCTGTAGGACCAGTAGGTCCAGCAAGTGCTGTATTTGCAACCGTTGCCTTTTTAATATTTCCAGAATCAGAGGTATCTTGTATTAGAAGTAAATCATCTGAAGCGATACTTGTAATTTCCGAATGCTCTGATATTACATCAATCTTTGCCTTACCGGTTACACCATCGATACTAATACTTCTATCTCTAGCCATTTTATTCTTTTGCCTCTGTTGTAGTTAAGAAAGCAACCCACCTATAAGTATGCCCTGCTATACCGGTTACTTTTATATAAATTGTATCGTTTGTTGCATCAGCACCAACATCTGCTGTCAAAGCAACATTATCTTCAGCAATAATAATTTCATATAAGGTACCAACATCAGCAACTGTACCAGCATTGTTATCTATGATACCTTTAAAGTGATACCCAGCACCAATACCATCTGAGTCAGTTCTTCTTGCGGCGATATCAACACTATACATTATAGTTGAATTAGCTGCTACACCCACTCTAGAGTTAGAAACACCACCTACAAAGATTTCTGTTTCAGTTGCATTTGAAGTTGTGCCTGTTAAAACATATTTTTGAGTAACCGCATTTGCAGTTGCACCCACAGGATCACTACCCAATATAACAATGTTATCACTAGTGTCTCTAATATAAATTTTCTTATCGGCAGTATTTACTGCCATTTCCCCAACTACTATATCACTTGTACTTGGGACACTATTTGCCGTTTCACTTTTTTTTGGTTTTATTACTGTTGCCATTATTCACCTTAGTGTTTAATCTCGTTATCTCTTTTGTTAAATTTATATTCTGATCTTCTACTTCAGATAACTTAGCCTGTAATAAAATATTCTCACCCATAATACTTGTAAGTTTTTTTGAGTAAGCAGTCAGAACATAATTTATATTTACTTCACCTGTTATTGTTTGTGCGTCATCATACTTTGCCATTATATATTCACTTTCTTAATTATTAATATGTGCCTCCGTCAACATCACCAAACGCAGGTGCTGAAGCACCATTTGAAGTCATTACTTGACCAGCAGTTCCTGCACCGAGTACAGTTATTGCACCAGTACCATTTGACATTAACATTCTATTTGCAGTTAAACTAGAAGCACCAGTACCACCGTTTGCAACGGGAAGTATACCGGTTACTTTTGCAGTTAGATCAATACTACCTGCCAACATAGCATTTGTAATACCAGTTGCCTTAACTCTTAATGCGTCTGAATTAACTTCTATCGAACTATCATCAACACCAACATTTAAAGTATTACCAGATTTTGTTAATGCAGAACCAGCAGTAATTTGACCAGCACCAGAAAATTGTGATACAGTTAAATCTGTCGTACCCATAGTAGGTGTACCATTATGAGTAAATACAAAACCGTTATCAGCATTTGCAGTACCTTGTTCAGAGAATACGAAAACTCCGCCAGTCATTTCAGCCGCTGTGTCTGTATCTGTAGCTCTTGTTAATACAAAAGTTGCAGAAACGCCACCGGCATTGGTTACTGTATAAACACCATTTTGTGCAGCGTCTGTTTGGTCTTTAATTAATACTCTATCATTTGTTCCTACTGATACGCCATCAATAGTAAGAGCACCATTTGCATTTGCAGTTAATGTAGCACCAACACCATTTGTACCGTTTGCATATGTTGAGGCAGCAAGGGCAGCAGCACTTGCAACCTTAACTGAATCTTTAACATCTAATCCTGATTTAACAGCGTCAACATATGCCTTAGTGGCAGCGTCTTGTGCTTGTGTAGGATCAGCAACTTCAGTTAATCTGTTCGCATTAAAGTCAATCGTTTGACCCGAAGCGACAGTAAGTCCTGCGTTGAATGTAGCAACCTGTGTGAAACCAGCAGTACCGGTTACAGTAATTGCGTCACCAGAGGCATCCCCTAGTGTTACCGCACCATTTAATACAGTTGCACCGGTTACAGTATGTGAACCGGTTACAGCAAGGTCTTGACTTAATACAACATCACCATCAGCTTCAATAGTAATAGCGTCTGTATCACTTGTAGAACCAACAGTTCCCCCATTACCAATAATAACATTACCTGTAAATGTACCAGAGGCAGCCTGAAGGGCGCCGTTTGAAGTTATATTTCTTATTGTTGCAATATCTTTATTGGCGTCAAGAACTACTGCCTTGTTTGCAGCAGCAGTACCTGCAGTAATATCTTCTACTTGCTCAAGGTCTGCTTCCACCATAGTTGCAGAACCTATTGTAAATCCTGTACCAGTTATTACACCACCAGCAGTAATTGTTCCTGTATTACCTATATTTCTAAAACCAGTAATATCTTTATCAGAATCTACGATAACTGCTTTAGAAGTTGAAACTGTTCCAGCAGTAATACCATCTAGTAAATTTAATTCTGTTGCTGTAGAAGTTAACGCTGTGCCATTAATAGTTAATGCGTCTGTTTCTAAAGTACCATCAACATCTACATCACCTGATACATCTAAAGAAGCAGCGTCTAATTCGCCTGTTATAGTAATATTTCTAGCACCTGTAATATCTTTATCTGAATCAACAACCATTGCTTTAGAAGCAGAAACAGTACCAGCAGTAATAGTATCAAGCATTTCTAATTCTGCTTCTGTAATTATAGCAGAACCGATTGAGAATTGTGTAGTAAACACAGGACTTGCAAGTGTTTTATTTGTAAGTGTGTGAGTACCTGTTTTTGTAACCACAGTCGAGTCGATTGCAGTTGAAATCTGATTGTTTGAAACAGTTGTATCTATACCTGTACCACCAGCAAAAGTAATTGTTTCTTCAGTACTAATTGGATCAGTTGAACCAGAGTCAGCAGCAATACTAAGTGCCGTTGTAATTGCACCGAAAGATAATGCACCAGAACCATCGGTTACGATTGGTTGACCAGCAGAACCATCAGCACCTGGTAATGTTAAAACTAAATCAGAAGCTACAGAGTTAGGTGCCTTTAATGAAACTGAATTAGAACCATTGTTAGTTCCTTCTTGTAATTCTAATGTACCTCCAACAGTTGTACTATTTCCTATTTTCATAGTGCTGATTGCACTATTTGTATCTACAAGTACAGCAGAACTTGCG